ATACTATCTGGAGCAATCTGCATAAAAGATCCTCTATAATATATTTGTATACCTAAATTTCTTTGATAAATTATACTAAGTTCTTCATCAGGATCAAATGCAATCACATGAGTTCCATCATAATCATCTTTAATTGTTTGAATAAGTTCTGTATCTATATTTTGAATAGTAGTATATTCGGGTGCATAGATATCTCCGCTATTAAACTGCACTCTTACAATTTGTCCTATTTTTGGCACTGATAAAGATCCTGCCCCATCCCCAGCAAACAAAGTGGAGTTAATAGGAACAGACCATGGAAGTTCCTTTGCATCAATACCATCCATTAGTCTAAAAACTCTAATTTGGCAACGACCAGAAAAAAGAGGATCTGTATTATTCATTACAACACCAATCCAGTCTTCATCATATAAACTTTTCTTTAAAAAATCCGGTTTTTTCATTTTTGTTCTCTTTCAATTCTTAATTTCATTAATTCATCCCAATTAGGGATTTTATATAATTCTCCTTCAAATGATACCCACTTACCCATCAAATTGTCAGGACTATAAACTTTACCATTTTTATCATAATAATTCCAATAAATCCAGGCTTCAAAATTCTTAAAATGATCATGAATTTTATCAGAATCCGATTCTTGACTACCATAAACAGGATGTGTTGATATAGGAGATACTATTTCTATAGGATTTACTCCAATATCCATAGCTTTTTTAGGATCTTGTCCTCTCTCAAAGTTTATATTTTCGTATACAAATTTAGCCTTAATAGATTCTTCAAGAAACAAATCCTTATGAATAAATTTAGCTCCATCTGGCTTCATTATAGAAGGCTTGTATTCATAATCTGGATTTTCCTCTTTGATATATTTTATTAAACGAGATCCATATCCTTGTCTCCTATATTCAGGCCTTACCAAAATATCGCTAACAGTTAATTCTTCATCATATAAAACATATTGAACCATCCCAATTATTTCTCCATTAAGATAAATCCCCGCCTCATAGTTAAGTTGTCCACTATATTCATCTACAACCTCATTTGTATATGTTATTTTTTTATCCATTCTTAAATAACTTTTTTATACCTCTAATTTATTTTCAGTAGCCACCGAAGAAGGAAGACCTTCTATGACCATTCCATTTTGAATAGGAACCACTATTTTTTGTTGAGCGTTATAAAAATTTTTCAAAGTATTTGGATTTTCTATTTTAGCTAAAGTATTAATTTCTCCAAGAGCATCAGAGATAAGATTTGTAGCTTTAGAAAAATCTTTTATCTCTTCCCATTTTCCTTTATCTGTTAAAACCATATTTGCAGCTCTTTGAAGTTCTATAGCATCTTCATCAGTAGCTTCAGAAAGAGATATTCCTTCAAGAAAATCTTTAAATTGGGTATCAACAAATCTTTGTTCTAATTCCTGAGAAGGAAGAGTATTTTTTATGGATTCACTTAATGCTTTTCTTGCTGCTCCAAATAAAGTAAATATATTTTTAGATTGAATAGCTGCAATAGCTTCATTAAATGAAATTCCTAAACTTGGAATATTCATCATTTTTAATTCATCGATTTTACTCTCTACCAAATTTGTTACAAACGCTTTTCCTAAAGTAAGTGAATTTCCTAACCATGTAGTAGGATCTGTCGGATTAACTGAATTTAAATCCAAACCATAATTTGGAGAAGCATTATGAAGATTATCTATTTTTCCTGTTTGAACAAATGGTTTTGCAGGTTGATGAGTTTGAGTAGCTAATAAATTTCCTTGAGCTTTTACTCCTTCTGCAATTAAATTTCCCCCTTGATTAGAAGAAGTTATCTGTAATGTTTGATCTTGCTGTGCTGTTCTCCCATACCCATTTATTAAAATATCATACCAAAAATAATTAAATATAGGATTAATATATCTTTCTTTAAAATTGCCTACTTTTATACCAAATTCTAACTGTCTCATTTCTGCTTCTCCAACATTAATAGAATCAGGAAGAACATTGAAAGTTTCTAGATCAAATTCACATCTTTCTAAATCTAAAATATAAGTAGGAACCATATTGTTAATAATAGATAAAATCATAGGGGAACTTTCTTCTAATCCCTTCGAAAAAATTATATCAGTTTCTGGATTAATTTCTTCTTCTTGCATATAATTTGATCTATGAAATGTACGAAATTCAGTTATATACAAGGTAATTCTGAAATATCTCATCATATCAGGAAGAATCCATCTTTGATAATCATCATCCCAAGCAACTTTTCTATATAAATTTAATAAATGAGTTATTTTTTGATCTAATCCCTCCAGAGTATTAATAATAAGTCTTGCATCTTGAGCTACTCTTTTTCCTCTTCCAGGAACTATATTCATTAAAGAATTTAATCCATTTATAGATTGAAAATACCACTGAAATTCCTCTTGTAGTTGTTTCCATTTAAATATAAATTCAATTAACATATTTGCTCTAAGAATTTCATTAGAATCTCTTAAATATTGATATGTTGAATAATAATTTCTAGTATTTATATCATCTTGTGTATAAGTTGAAAAAAGAGGCTGAGGAAATTTATCGAAATTAGTATTATTTGTGTGATTATCCATATCATCAGAACGAAATTCTATTCTAAATGTAAGATAGGTTGGCTCATCAAATGTTCTAGATATTTTTCTAATACTATCAGTAAATCCTAAAAAAGGTTTCCCAACCCCCCTAAATGTATTATATTGATTTCTTAATTCTGCCATTTTTTTATATTTTATTGAGGTTCTTTTACTCTTGCTGGTGTTTCTTTTTTTCTAGCCTCCACTGGTACGGGAGCAGGCCATTCTCTTCTTGTTAAAATAAAGGATTGAGAAAAATTATTGAGTATATTTCCTACTTCAGATCCATCCCATGAAATTGTAAATCCTTTTACATAATACCATCCTGTGTAAAAAAACTCTAAGGATTCTCCAGAATTAAAATCTTCACTGGTTAAAAGACTCTCTACCCTATCTTTTTTAACTAAAACAATAGGAACTTTATCCCCTTTAATTATATTAAAGTTAGTTCCTTGTACATTAATTTCAACATTTAATTTTTCTAATTCTACATTATTTATAGTATTATGAACTCTTGCTCTCATATAATTTCTGTGTTGATTCCCAGTCCATTTCATATTATCTTCTTCCGGATTAGATATTGTATATTGAATACCTAACCATGGAGATTTTTTATAAATATTATAATTATAATTAGCTCTTGCAGGTTCATTACTATTTACAGAAGAGTCCCAAGTAGCTCTACCTCTTAATAAAATATGGGTATTAACTTTATCCTGATCGTAATTGGGAGAAATATCTAATTCCCAATACTTTTGACTTTCAGGTTCTTCATAAAGAATATTATTATGTTCATAAAATGCACACAGAAGAGAAGCTCCATAATCAAATGTTATAGCTGATGATCTATTTATAGGTCTCCAATTTCTAATAAAAAAACTTGAAGTCCTAAATCCTATATAATTAGAAAAAACTTTTGCTGTTCCAACTGTTTGATCTTCAGTACCTCCCCAGTAATATTCTTTAGAAACATTTCCTATAAGGGCTGCTTCATCAATAGCTTGTTCTGAGGAAAGTAATTGTTTTTGAACATTTACAAAATTAAGATTATAATAAATATCTATCCACCAATCGAAAAAAGAATTTTCTTCTTTCCAAGCTCTTTCACAAACATTATCTACAAATTCCTCAGCAGTATTAGGAGAAATCCAAATTTGAACATCCTCAGTATTCTCTTCATTGGTATTAAAACCAAGTCCTAATAATTCAGAACTTCTCTTTAAAATTTCCATTGTAGTTCCTTTCATTGATGAATCCCCAAGAAAAGATCTCCATCCAGGAATAAAAAGCTCCCCGAAAAAAGTCATAGAAATAAGGCCGCCTAAATTAGTATTTCTCTTTCCTGCAATAACTCCAGTAATTACATAGTCGTTTCTAATAGGTTTTAAAACTTCTGATTTACTTCTTATCATAACAGAGATAATATCTCCATCTTTTGGCATATTCTTAGATAAAAATAATTCATTAGGAAAAGAGAGAGATAAAGTAATTTTAGGAATTTTATCAGTTGAATCTATTTTAAAAGAATCTATCTCTCCTTTTGATACAAAATAATCATTTATTTTTATCAGAGGAAATTCAGTTGAAACATAATCCTCTATTCTCTGCTTTCTTGTTTCCCCCTGTGGAGATTCAGGAAGAGATAATTCATCAAGAACAATAGTAGATTCAAATACATTCCATATCCTTGCCCCTCCTTCTTGATTCCCTCCGGGACTTTTATTAGGAGCATCTGTTTTATTTGGAGCATTATATTTATAATCTGCCATTATACCTTCCTTGATCTGATAATTTTCGTAAGAAATTCAGAACTGCTCATTCCATTTTTTAAACAAGCACTTTCACCAATTCCTTCTCCAAAATAAACTCTTCCATTTCTATAAGTAATTCCTTGCTCCCCCTCTTGAGCTATATTTGGGGGAAGAGCTCCATCTTGTATTTGATCTTTTTTCTTTGATAAATTTCTTTCATTAAATTTTTCTGATTCAGAATCTCTTTTTGGCACCTTAGTTGGATCAATATATTTATAAGAATTTCTTATTCTTCTTGCATCAGATTCTTCAACAGCATCTCCTTGTTTTTTAACATTATCTTTAACTGTATCTAAACTAGGAATAAGAACCCTATCTCCTTTATCGATTGAAAATGGATTAGAAATACCGTTATATTTTAAAATAAATTCAGCATATATTGTATTATTATAAACAGATTGTGCTATAAGATCAGGTCTCATTTCATAGCCAGAAGGAATTTTATAAACTGAAAAATTTACATAATTATTAGATTTAAAATCAAACATTGTTTGAGTTAAATCTCTAATAACAGTTCCATCCTGTTTTTTCCATAAAGGTTTGCGATCTAAACTATTTAAAAACATATTATTTAAGTGTTTTTTGACCAACCCAATCTGAAGCTCTAAATTCACTTCTAGCCCAGATATTTTTAGGATCATTAAAAGCTATTGTTTGATCTGGAGAAAATGCAGCAAATTTACTTCTATTCCACACAGATGTATTTCCATGAAGAGCATTTTCAACTATTTTAGCTTTTCCAGTTTTACCTCCAGAAGTAGCAGCTCCTCCAATAACCGTTCCAGATCTCCAATCTCCCGGAGATCTTCCTGTAACACCAGCATTTACAGTATACCTATCTACATGAGTTTCTTGATCTGCGGTTCCCACCATAGCATCTGGTAAATCATATATTCTACCCATCCCTCTATTGAACATAGATTGAATAGCATCCCTATCTCTTGCCATTCCATGTTCAAGATTAACAGTAATTTTTACTTCTAAAGGAAAATCATCTGGCCCTAATTCATTACCAAATTCTACTTCTATATTATCACATATTAGATTTCCAATCATTGCAATTGGATTTAGGGGATTTCCTATTGTAAGATGCCACTCTCCAACGGGTTCTCCTATAAGAAGAGCACGAAGCCCAGTCAAATAAGGAATTTGGCCATTTGATCTTTCTGCAGCTTTAGCTCTTAAAATATTTCCTGCAATATTATCTCCAGATAAAAGATTTTTCATACCCCCCATAATATCATTATCCCCGCTTCCTAATCCTCCTAAAAGAGTTTGAAAGAAATTTTTAGTAAGATCTAAAAGTCCTCCTGCTCCAACTATTTTAGAAGCAAAACTTTCCATGGATGTTTGCCCCCAACCTAAAGGATCTCCACGATACCACTGTTGAATACCTTTATCCCCCCCAATAAATGGATAACGTTGTGGCTGACCCATAAATCTATGCTGTCCTCCCCAAAACATAGCTGTTGCTGATCCAATTACTAAGAAATTAGAAATAATATCTAATAAAACTGCTTTTGTGTTAACCCCTCCAATAGGTCTTGCAACATATTCAAAATTTAAAGTAATTTTACTTTCATATTGAAGTCCTTTTTCTCTTTTTCTAACTTTTGTTATAGCATTAACTGGACCAATTATCCTATTTTCATATGGGCCTCCATCATATGGATCTGGTGGAAGTTCTCCTTGATTAAGAATAGCATTTGTATCAAAATTTCCTGTAGCAATATTAAGCATTTTAGCCATTGATCCTAGACCCCCAAAGAGCCCTGCTGGACCAGATTCCATGTCTGGATTACTTTGAGTTCCTACTTCGAATACGTTTGCTTCAACTTCTCCCCAATTAAATCCTGTAGTAAATTTAAGAATATCAGATAACTGATTTCCTGTTTCTTCTCCAAAATAGCTAATAACCGTAGCCATTGGAGGAAAATCTACTCTTTTTCCTGAACCCTGATCCTCATTTACACCTTCTTTTCCTATTGCAGTATCTAAAATGGGCTCTTCTGTTGGAGAATTAGTATAGCCAGCATCTGATTGTGCTGAAGGGGTTCCACTATTAGTATTCCCATCCATTCCAGGAAATTTAAGATTATCAATAATCGGAGCAGGATACCTTCTAAGTGTAAGCATCCTATTATTTGGAACAATATTCCAATATTTACAGAAAACAAAATCGGAAAAATGGTAGGGAGTTCTTCTATAAGGATCTCCTTCCCCCCAATTAATTATAGTAGTAGTAGTAGGATTAAGAGAATAAGCTAATTTTC